CTCGGGATGGTGCGCTCCAGGTAGCCCGAGCCCAGGAAGGTGGCGCCGAGGTCGGGGTCGGGCAGCAGCACGTCGCAGACGGCGCGCTGGTAACGCCAGGTCAGCTTGACCCGCTCCTCGAGCGTCGGCGCCTGGAAGAGCACGCTCACCACGACGGCGTTGTCGAGCGCATACTCGCCGCCGAGCGCCGGGTTGCCGGAGTCGGGCTTGGGCGTCGCGTCCTCGCCGCGCACGATGATGCTCGGGTCGGCCAGCTGCAGGGTCTCGCTCTCGAGCTCGCCCGGGTCGATGCCGAGCAGGTAGGCCGACTCGTGCGGCGCCCTGATCTCGATCATGTCGGATAGGCCGGCGTTGATCGCCGCGGCCGCGCCTGCGAGGCCGTCCCTCAGCGCCTCGATCACGGCCGTAACGACCGGCTCCATGCCCTGCCAGCTCACGGCACGCCTGCCAGCACGGAGTGCGTCGCGACGCCGCCGCCGAGCCGGATCGCCTCGGGCAGGCTCTCGTTGCCGACGCCGGCCTTGCGCGCCTCGGCGATGACCCACTGCTTGGTCAGCTCGAGGTACTCGTGCAGCTGGCGGCGTGAGATGCGCACCACCGGCCGCCGTTCGGCGAAGTGGCGCCCGTAGGGCAGCGCCCGCGAGGCGGCCGACATGCCGAAGCTGCCCTCGTGGCGGCCGACCTCGGCCGAATAGCCGCCGCCGCCGGTCATCGAGCTGCGCAGCTGGCCGGAGTAGACGCCGATCTTGGTGCCGTGCCCGCTGGCATGCTTGCGGCGCGCGTAGTCGGGGTCGACCGAGGCCCAGCGTCCGCCGGTGGCGGCGCCCTCGGTCTCGAACTGCTCGGCCATGTGGCGCTGGAACAGCGGGCTGAAAGTGCGCAGCAGGTCGCGCCAGTCGTCGATCGACGTCGCGAAGCGGCCGATCTCGTAACCGAACTTCTCCAGCGGCGGGTCAGTGCGGAACTCGAAGCGGACGCCGCGTTCGCCGGGCGAGATGGTCGGCATCAGTCAGCCCCCGCGAGCGGGTGGCGCCAGAGCTTGAAGCCGTGCGAGACGCTCGGCGTACCGCTGTCCAGGTGATCGAGCAGGCCCTCGTCGATGGCCACCAGCATGCGCTCGTACTGCGCCTGCAGCTCACTCGCCGCGCCGCCCTCGCCGCCGATGCCCTCCTTCTGCGGGAAGGCGGCGCGCAGCACCGCGGCGGCGGTGCCGATGGCGGCGATGGGCAGCAGCAGGGCGATCGCGTCGGGGTCCTCGACCGGCACCGTGATGCCGGCCTGGCGCCGCCGCAACCGGCCGTCGATCTCGGCCTCGACCTGGGCGAGCAGGGCGGCCGCCTGCGAGCGCGTCGGTTGCGTCGCCGGCAGACCGCCCGGCCCGCCCTCATCACGCAGGGCACTGACCGCGGGGATCCGCGGCAGCACGTCGTTTGTCAGGTCGGCGTAGCTCATTGGACGATGGCCGTGACTCCGTACTTGGCGCTCTGTCCGTGCGCACCGGCGTCGACCAGCGTGTGCCGCACCCGCAGCGCGCTGCCGAACAGCGCCGGGCGCACGTCACCGGCGCTGGCATCGCTGGTGGCTGCCAGCGTGCTGGTCCCCGGCGAGGACGGGTCGAGCACCGCGAAATGCTTGGCCGCGGCGCCGTTGCCGGCGATCTGCGGGAAGTGGACCGCGTTCAGCCAGGTCGTGCCGTCGGGGCCGAGCACGTCGACGTACACGTCGAGCACGTCGCCGGCGGCGCCGCCCATCGCGACCACGTCGAGCAGGATGCCGATGCGCCGCGCGGCGGCGAGATCGCTGACCGCAGCATGCAGATGCGGGTCACCATCACCCTTCTCGTCCGTGTGCGTGGCCACTTCTGCCAGGGTGAGAACGCTTGGATAGTGCATCACTTCACCGCCTTGGTCCGTCGGGCACGCGGCTCACGCGGCTTCTGCTCGACCCACTTGACCGCGCCGACCGCCTCCATGTCGGCCAGCTCGCCCTTCATGCCTGGCACGAACTCGCCGCACTTGTAGCGTCGCCCGCCGTCGATGACCTCGCCTCGGGTGACTACGTACGGCATGGCGTCACCTGATCTCGTCGGTGTGGTAGCGCAGGATGTAGGTGTTGGTGGCCGCCAGGGCGGTGTTGAAGTAGGCGCCCTGCACACCGGCGGTGGTCGCCTTGATCGGCCGGGTAGTCTCCTGCACCGCGGCCGCCTTGCCGCTGCTGGTCACGAACACGGCCCCGTCCAGCGCCAGGGCGAGCAAGCGCCGGCTGGTGCCGAGGATCTTGCCGAAGCCGACCGTGAGGTTGGCGGCCCCGTTGATGCGCGTGGCGAGCACGAACTTGGTGATCGAGGCGAACACCTTGGTGCCGGGCACGTCGGTGGTGCCGTTCAGGGTGAACGCCTCGTTGATCGCGTTGCCGAACTGGTCGTATCCGTACACGGTCACCACGCTGGTGGCCGCCGCCGAGGCGACCATCTGCAGGCTGCGCGGGTAGTCGGGCTGGGTGATGCCGCTGGTCACCTCAGCTGAACCGGAGCTCGGCAGCGCGGTCGCGCCCAGGCAACCGGTGGAGGCGGTCGCTTTGGGGTTCTCGAAGACCTCGGTGCAGATGAAGACCGGGAAGTCGGCGCCGGTGTCGGTCGTCTTCAACGTGCCGAGGCCGTTGCGGCACTGCAGCAGGCCGACCTCGACCTTCTGGGCCGGGATGCGGTAGATCTTTCCCATCTCTGTCCTTTCATTGGCCGCCGGGGCCGGGATCGGCCGACCCCGGCGGCATGACCCGGATCAGACTCAGCTGACGACGGTGGAGTACAGGTAGGCGCTGTTGATGCTGATCGCCTTGGCGTCCACAGCGTCGTAGCACTGCACGACGTGCGAACGGGACTCGTTGGACTCGTAGGTGAAGGTGCTGAACGGGTCCGCCACGCCGTCCCAGACGAACTGCTGCATCGGCACGATGGCGCCGTCCACGTCGCGGCCGGCGGCGGGGTCGATGTAGCAGACCGAGGCGAACTTGCCCCAGACGTTGGCGTTGCTGGCCGCGGCGCCCTCGGCGGCGGCGTTGTAGACCGCCGTCCCGACCAGGACGCGCTCGATGCCAAGCGCGGCCGCGGCCTGCGCCTCGGTGGCCGGCGTCCCGGCGACCAGGCCGGCGACGCGCGAGGTGATGTCGGGGTGGTTGCGCAGTGCGGCCCAGACGGCGGCGCCCATGACGACCGTGTTCGGGTCGAGGCCGCAGAGCAGCCGCACCGCCTCACGTGCGTCGGAGACCGCCTTGACCGGGTTGGACGTGTCCACGTCCCAGCGGTTGGCCCCGGCCAGCGCGGCCGTGTTGGTGAACGTGCCGGTCGCGAAGAGCACGTCGGCGACCGCCTTCTCACGCCGCAGCATGAGCTTGTTCACGAGCCCGGCGGTGGCGCGACGCTCGATGCGCAGGCCGGCGTCGGCATTGGCGAGCTTGCCCCAGGGGATGGCCTCCTCCAGGGCGAACTCCTTGCACTTGTAGGTGCCCTCGCTCTCGCTGCGCACGACGCGGGCCACGTTGGCCCCGGCCGAGTACTCCGGCTTGTCGATGCGCAGGTCGGCGGCGTCGAAGATGTAGTAGCTGTCCGACTGCTTGTCGACCGTGATCTCCGGCGCGACCAGCTGGGCGATCATGCGCGCCTGCGCGTTGGTGGCCGTCCCGGCTGCGAACTGCGAGAGGGCGGCGTTGATGTGTCCGTTGACGATTGCCACGATGCCTCCCTCCTATCAGACGGCGAGCCAGCCGATGTTGACGTTGACCTCGACGAAACCCTCGCCGCTGGCGAGCGGCTCGAGGGCCTGGCCGACCAGCTTGTGCTTGTCCGTCGTGTCGACCACGAGATGCCCGTTTGCGTTGGTCGCCAGGTTGGCGAACAGGGTGATGGCGCTGGTGGCGTCGCACCAGGCGCGGCACGGGCCGGCGATGCAGATCGGCACGTGGTCGCCGCTGCCGCAGTCGGCCTCGCCGACGTAGATGCCGTTGGCGGCGTTGACGCCGCTGGCTTCGACCACACTCGTGCCCGAGACGGTCACGGCGTGGCCGGGATGGATCGTTCCACCGGCCACGAACGTCTTGATGACGCTGTTGGCACTGGTTGCCTGGCTCATGTTCTCACCTCACTTCTTGCTCTGCGGCGAACAGGCGGGTCTTGAGCTCGGGATGCTCGGCCAGCACCCGGTCCTGCGCCGTGACGATGTCGATCCCGTCCTTGGCCGACAGCAGGGCTGCCATCTCGGCCAGCACCACGTCGGCGGGCCGCTCCTGGTCGGAGTCGCCCTCGGCGGGCGAGCCCACTGCGCCGAGCTTCAGACCGGGGCCCTGCATGCGAGCCTCGATCGCAGCCAGCGCTCGTGCGTGGTCGACCTCTGCCAGGGCGAGGTAGACCTCGCGCTCGCCGGGCAGGATGTGGACCAGCTGCTGCTCGTCGGGCTTCATCGCCTCGGCGAGCTTGGCCTCGAACTCCCGCGTGCGCTCGGCCTTGTCGCGCTCGTCGAGCTGCCTCTGCAGGTCGTCGCGCTCCTCGGCCAGAGCGAGCACGGCGGCGCTCTGCGCCTCCTCGCTCGCGTCCTCGGCCAGCTGGAGGATGCTCAGGGCTTTCTCGTTCATGCGTCGTTCAACCCCTTTCCTTGCGGCGTGATCCTCGACGGTCGCAGCACCCGCACCTTCGCCTGCCTCGCCCATGGCGATGGCCTGCGAATCGGAGGGGAGTGCGGCGCCGGGAGCGCCGTCGCTGACGGGGACGTAGGTCGTCTCCCGCTTGACCTCGACCGGCTGGCCGAGGGTAATGCCTTGGTCCGTCGCCTCGTACGGGCAGCGCCAGTAGCGGGGCTCACCGCCCGACCAGGTGCTCCAGATGAGCCAGTCGGGGCCGAAGTCCTCGATCAGGGGCTCCTCGCCGCCGGGCTGCGGGAAGGCCGCCGCGACGGCCTCCTGGAGCAGCCGGCGGCGCTCCTCGACCGAGCCCGGCTCGGCCAGCTTGACCGCGCCGGCCTTGGCCAGCGTCTCGCGCAGGTAGGTGCGCACGGCGCGCACGCCGGGCTTGCCCTTGAGCGTGGCCGAGGCCTTGTCGAGCACGGCCTCGAGGTCGGCCAGCAGCGAGGCCATCGGGTCGTCCTCGCCCGAGTCGTCCATGACGAACTCGGCGAGCGACAGCGTGAGCGGGTCGCCGCGCCGCGCAGCCGCGTCCTGCACGCCGGGCATGAGGCGCAGCACCGGCGTGTTGGTCAGGGTGAGCGAGCGCAGCACGTTGTCGACCGTCTCGCCGGAGTCATTCATCACCACGCTGCCGATCTCGACCGAGCCGTACTTGTAACGCTCGTCGCTGAGCAGCTCGGCGCCCAGCGCGGTCCACTTCACGTCGGCCCACAGGGCGAGTCCGTCCTCGCCGCCACCCTCGTAGCCGGCCAGGTAGAGCCGCTTGACCCAGCCTGCCGCCGGGGCGCTGGTGTCGTGCTTGCCGGACGAGTCGACCACCGGCTCGGTGCCGAGCACGCCGGCCTCGAAGTTGGCGATCAGCTCGTCGGCCAGCTGCTCGGTGAGCGGCAGCTCGGGGTACTTGGCGCTGTGCCACTGTCCGATCGGGAAGACCATCATCGGCGAGATGTCGCCGGCCTCGATCCCGTCGGCCAGGCGCAGGCGGTAGAGCTCGACAAGGTTCATGCAGCCTCCTCGACGCCGCGCAGGATGAAGATCGGCAGGCAGCGGCAGTTGGCGCCGCCCTCGCAGTCCGGGTTCGGAGCCAGCGCGTCGACCTCGCCCAAGTCCTCGCTCTGGAAGCCGTCGGCCGCCTCGCAGACAGGGCAGGTGTTGGCGTCCAGGATGGCGCTGACCTGGCCGTAGGCGATGTCTGAGGCGCGCTCGTTGGCCTCGGTCGCCCGGCCCAGCTGCATCATGTCGGAGACGACCGCGCCGAAGCGCAGGGCGGCCCCGTCGGAGTCGCGTGTGACCGCCTCGGTGAAGCCGCCCGGGTCGAGCGGCACGCCGGCGGCGACGCGGGCGGCGGCGTGGGCCGCGGCGGCCAGGGTCGCGCCGGCGATCGAGCGTGCGATCGCGGCCGCCTCGACCTCGATCGCGTCCTCGGGATCGGGCAGCGCGGCCGCCACGGCGCGGCGCAGCTTGCGCGGCGGCTTCTCGGCGGCAGCGATCGTCTGGCGTTCCTCGAGCGGCGGTTCATAGACCGGCTCGCCGCGCTCCTGGCGCTCGAGCTCGTCGCTGACCTGCTCGCGGCCGGCGCGGTAGAACTCGTCCAGCACGGCGCGCACCTCGGCGGTGAGCTTGTCGACCATGGGCGGCTGGCCGGCGGCGAACTGGGCCAGCTTGCCGGCCTCCTGGGCGGCCATGGCACGGCGCGAGAGCTCGGCGATCAGCTTGTCGCGGGTCGCCTGGGTCGCCTCACGCACAGCCTGCTTGGCGTCGGTGAAGCGCCGGTCGACCTCGGCCAGGGCGACGTAGCGCTCGGCCCCGCGCGGTGCGCGGCGCAGCTCGCGGTCCTCGGCCAGCTGCAGACCGTGCGCGCAGCTGCACTCCGAGGCCCGGGCGGCCGGCTCGAAGCCTGCGCCGGCGGCCGGCGGCAGCTCGAACCGCGGCTGAACGAGCTGCGCCACCGGCGGACCCTCGGGGGCGTTGAGCTCGGCGCGGGCCCAGTCCTGCAGGTCCTCGGGCAGCTGCTGGAAGGCCTGCCCCATCCAGAGCAGGCCCTGGGCGAAGGAGCGCATGTCGACTGCCTGTACGTGGCCGAAGCGCAGCGTGGGGCGGTTGTCGTCGCGGGGGAAGTTGTAGGCCACCAGCTGATGGATCACGCCGCCGGAGGCGTTCAGCACGTCCTCGCGGTACTTGGCCTCGGCCTGCACGCCGTTGGCGAACAGGTCGTTGAGCGTCTTGCCCAGCGCCCAGGAGCCGGTCGTGGTGCCGAGGTCGAAGACCTGCGCCTGGCAGGTGGCCGAGAGCTCGCGGTTGCAGTAGCGGATCGCCTCGAGGATGTCGCCCACGTTGGCGTTGCCGGTGAGCAGCTGCACGCTGACGTTGTCGCCGTGCAGCGAGAAGCCGTCGGCCGAGAGACCGATGCGCTCGCCGATCTCCTCGAGCGTGCGCTTGGCCTCAGTGGGCAGCGTGCCGGTGTAGGTGATGTCGGGGATCCCGGCCAGACGCCGCACGGCACTGGGCAGGTCCATCTCGAGGTCGCGCTTGATCTTCCAGGGCCGGTACATCGAGCGCAGGATCGGCGTGCCCTGGAAGGAGGCGCCCTCCTTGTCGTGGCAGAACCAGACCAGCTTCTCGCCCGGGATGGTGCGCTCGCCGCCGTCGATCGGGCGCTGCACGACGTGATCGATGCCGCCGTTGTTGATGTGGATGTCCTCGACCGCGATCGAGGAGGTGGGACGCAGCTCGAGGTAGCAGCGCAGGTAACCGCTGGCCTGGTCGCGGTACCAGATGATCTCGAACGGCGCGAAGCCGTAGTCGAGCGCCAGCATGGTGTCGGAGACGAAGCTGCGCCAGGGGTAGTCGTCGATCAGCACCTCGCGCACCAGGTCGGCCTTGGCGACCGCGTCGGGATCGTCGGGGTCGGCCGGGTCGATCTGGGCGGTGGCCTGCACGAGGGGCAGGTTCTGGGCCCGGCGCAGGCCGCGGATGTGCGAGTCGTCGAGCCGCATCGAGCGGTAGGTGCGGCTCCCCTGACGACCGCGCAGGTCCCACTGACGCTCGGTCTCGGTGAGGCGCCGGCTGCCGCCGGAGACGGCGTAGCTGACCGAGTCGGAGCCGTACTCGGTCAGGTCGGCCTTGGGGCTCTTCTCAGCCAGCGAGAAGACGCTGCGCAGTCTGCTGGTGAAACTCACGCCTTAGAGTCTCGCCGCTCCGCCTGCCTCTTGGTGGGCAAACTTGCAGGGCCGCGAAAACCCTACATATGCAGGCGAATCAGACCGGACGGCGGCCGGTCATGTTGGTCGCGACGTACCACTCGGTCACGCCCAGGGCTTCGTTGATCGCCCAGTAGCGCAGCGCGTCGAGCACGTGCTGGTAGGGGCTTGACTCGCGCTGGTCGTAGAGGTCGGGGCGGCTCTTGTCGGGCGGCACGCTGGTCAGCGCCTCGATCAGGCAGGGGCAGTCGTCCGAGACCAGCAGCGGCAGGTCGGGGTCGGCGATCAGGCCGAGCAGGGCCACGCAGCCGTCCCGGATCCCGCTCGGCTTGCCCTCGGGCACGAGCCCGGCCCGCTGCAGCACCTCGAACTCGCTCTCGCCGGTCTGGGCGCCGGCCGCCTTGCCGGCCGGGTCGCAGAACGTGCCCAGCGGACTGACGCCCAGCTCGGCGTCGATCTCCAGCATGCGGGCGGCCAGCTCCGGCGTGGTCATCGCCGCACTGGCGTCGCGGAAGGCCGGCACCAGCTCGCGCACCACGACCGGCTGACCGGAGGGCAGGCGCTGGATCCAGAGCGCCGCCGGGTGGCGGAAGCCGAAGTCGACCGCGCGCCGGGTGACGAGCCCGGGCTGGGCCCGCAGCACGGTACGGTTGCGCTCGCTCCAGCGCTCGAAGAAGCGGCCCCCGGGCGCGGCGAAGGCCTCGCTCGGCTCGGAGGCGTACTCGCGCCGGGCGAGACGCGGCTCGGGCGCCTCGAGCACGTTCTGCCGGTACCACTCGCGGTCGCGGCCGGGATGCGCGTCCCAGGGGTAGAAGACCGCCTTCCAGCGGCCCTGGCCACGCTGCGCCTGGTCCCACATGCGGTTGGCCAGGTCGCCGGGCCCGTTGCCGGTGGTCGGCGCGAAGATGCGCTGCGCCGCGTCGAGCGAGGCCATCTGCTCCTCGGGCCAGGTCCAGAAGGCAAGCTCGTCGGCGAGCACGGCGTAGGGTGCCTGACTGCGGCCCGAGCGCCGCGTCGCCTTCATGCTCTTGATCCGCGAGCCGTTGGCGAAGACCAGCTCCTTGGTGTTGTCGCGCGCCAGCCTGGCCGGCGGCTCAGCGAGCGAGCCGTACATGATCCGCACCCGGTGCAGCGCGTCGACCGCGTCCTCGCCCGACTGGCTGAAGATCAGCAGCAGGCGGTTGCCCCAGAAGAGCGCCAGGTAGAGCAGGTGGGCCAGGATGAGCCAGGTGACGCCGAGCTGCCGCGCCTTGAGCAGCAGGAGCCGGTCACCCTCGCGCAGCCGGCGCAGACAGTCGCGCTGGAACTCCCAGAGCTCGAACGGGATCAGCTCGCCGCTGACCTTGTCCTCGATCCAGAGCGACTCGATGAAGGCGATCTCGGCCTCGAAGCTGTCCTGGCGTCCGTTCTCACCAGTCGCGCCCTCAAGGCAGAGGATCGCCCGCGCCAGGACGAGCGCCTCGGCGTCGCTCAGTTCAGCGCTGCTGCTTGCCGGCGCCGCCGAGGAAGTCGTCGACGATCTTGCGCGCCTGCTCGACGGTGAGCGAGACCCCGCCGCTGTGCTGGATGTTGCGTCTGTCACGCCAGTGTTCCGGGTCGCGGTTGTAGAGGAAGACCTGTATCGCGACGACGTTGCCCCCGATCGCCGCCTTGAAGAGCGCGTTCTCGACCTGTCCGATGCGCTCCATCTCGGCCTGCTCGCGCAGCTTGACGAACTCGGGGTGCTCGTTCTCGTAGACCCGGACCGTGTCGCGGTGGACGCCGGCCACCTTGGCCGCGGCGGTCTTGCTGAGCCCCTCCTCAGCGATGGCGCGCAGGAAACGCTCCTGCCGGAGCTTGCTGAACTTCTCGTATCCCTTGCGTGGCACGGACCACCTCCTTGCTCACACCTGTACTTTACGCCGCCCGAGGCGCCATTGGCGGGCGAGCTTGCGCCCCTTGCGACCGCAGGCGACGATGTTCAGGAAGCCGCTCGCGTTGAGACGCCGGACCGAGTCCCGCACGGCGGAGCGGTTGGTGTCCGACTCCTCGCAGCCGAGCGCCCGGCAGAGCACCAGCGGCCGGCCTGCGGCGCGCAGCAGCAGCAGGGCGACGCGCTCGTCGAGCTCCTGCGGCGAGACCTGGCGCGGGTTGAAGCCGCTGCGCATGTGCGAGCTGCAGACCAGGTCGTCGCAGTGGTCGCTGCCGAGCGCAGCGCCGCAGACCACGCAGCGCGCCTCGCCGGGATGATGATGGCGCCGGGCCGACCGGCTGACGACGGGCTGCGGGAGCGGCGGCCGGTGCAGCGTCACCACGGCGCGGCTACTCCTCGAGCGCCTCCGTCTTCTCGCGGAACGCATCGCGGACCGACTGGGCCAGGTAGTAGGCGAGGCGGAAGGACGGGTCCGAGTCGAGCACCCGGGAGACTTCGAGCCAGGACAGCCCGAGGGCCTCGCAGGCCGCCTCGGTGGAGACGCCCATGCAGAGCTGGCCGAGGAGCCGCTCCCTCTGCCCGGTCGTCAGCGCCATGGGGTGAGCCTACCATCGCCGCCGATTCTCGGCGAGGGCGGCCCCGTAAGGCTAAAGCGCCGCGTCTCCGAGCAGACCGCGCAACCGCCGCCCGGCTACCTGCACGGCCTGCTCCTGCAGGGTCGGCGTGGCGTGAGCGTAGGTGCGCATCAGGGTGCGCTCCGAGTCGCCGATCCAGCCAGCCACCACCTTGGGATGCACCCCGGCCTCGAGCATCTCGGTCGCGAAGGTGTGACGCAGGCAGTGGAAGTGGATCTCGGGCGCCAGTCCGGCGCGCCGCGCCAGGTAGCGGAACGAGCTGCCCAGGCCGCTGCGGCTGAGCGGCCCGCCGTCGTCGCCGCAGAAGACCAGCTCGCTGGAGAGCCCACAGAGGGCGAGCTGCGCGCTCCTCAGGCGGCGGTACTCGCCGAGCAGCTCGGGCAGCGGATCGGGCAGCGGCACCGTACGGCTGCCGCTCTTGCCGCGCACCTTGAAGCGGTAGCCGTCCTCGGTCCACTGCAGGCTGCGCCGCATGTGGACCACGCCGCGCACGAAGTCGAGGTCGGACCACTGCAGCGCCAGCAGCTCGCCCTGGCGCATGCCGGTCGCCAGCGCCAGCAGGATGAGCTCGTAGAGGCGGCTGCGCCGGCCCTTGAAGCCGGAGCGCGCCTGGGAGACCAGCGCCAGCTGCTCCGAGGCGGACAGCCAGCGCACCTCGGGGTTGTTCTCGGGCAGCGGCTTCAGCGCCTTGCAGGGGTTCTTGTCGAGCAGGTCCCACTGCACCGCGGCCGAGAGCGCGCCCTGCAGGAGCATGCGGTACTTGCGGATCGTCGAGTCCGACAGCCGCTCGGCGTAGAGGGTCGACTCGAAGGCGGTGATGTGCATCGGCCTGAGGCGGCCGAGCCGGTGACGACCGATCGCCCGCTTCCAGCGCTCGAGCCGGGGCCGCTCCGAGGCCCAGGTCGCCGGCGCGACGCTGCGCGCGTGGTACGGGGCCCACTGCTCGAGGAACTCGGCCACGGTCATGCGATCCGCGTCCTGCCACTGCCCCAGCACCAGCTGCGCCTTGACGCGGCGCTCGTACTCGCGGGCCTCCGCCTCGCTGTCGAAGGTCCGGCAGGTGCGCCGGTAGACGCCCCGTTTGTCGCGGCCCAGGCCGACCGTGGCCAGGTACCGCTCGCCTCTCTTGCGCACGCTCATCCGCAGCCCGCAGCCTAGCCTGCGGCGGGGACGGATGCAACAGTCGATGCAACAGGGCCCAGGCCAGCTCCCCCGCGGAGAGGAGAAGTGCCTGCAAAAGCAGTGGTGCCCCCAACGGAATTCGAATCCGTGCTGCCGGCTTGAAAGGCCCCTGGCTGATACCTCTCCCAGCGCGTCCTACCATCAGCTGCCCTCCCGCTCAGGCTCGAGCAGCCGCATCTGCGGACCGCGTACCTCCGCAGACCTGCGCCTCTGTTGCAACAGCGGTGCAACACCGCTGAAGCGGCCCTCGGAGTCGCGCTCCATCAAGGCCGCGCCGCCGAAGCCGACCACCGGCCGGTAGCGCACCTCCCAGTCGACCAGACTGTAGCCGGCTCGCCCTCGCACGCCGCGGCAGACGAGGCCGTGCCGGCGCTCGGCCCGCCGCACCGCGCCCTGGATGCGCCAGGAGTCGGCCACGATCCCCATCCCGGCCAGCGCCTCGCCGACGGCGAGCGGCTCCTCGCCGTGCAGGGCCGAGTGCAGCAGCAACAGGCCGGCGATGAGGCGGTCGAGGTCGACCCCGGTGGCCGCGTCGCTGCTCTGCTCCAGTCGGCGCCGCTGGCAGGCAGCGCAGAGCTCGTCCGGGTTGAAGGCCGACAGGACGGTGCCGCAGCCGGCGGCGCAGAGGCGCTCGGTCGCCGGCGTAGCGCTGCGAGAGGCGATGACGGCCACCGGACTTTTACCTTCGGTCGACAACGGCGGTCAGTCTCCCCAGCGTGACCTCGACCTCGGTGCGCGGCTCGCGGCGGTCGATCGCCTTGGCGACCGTCGCCACCGTGACCTGCGAGTCGTCGATCCAGAGCAGTCCGTTGAGTGCGTCCTGGACGCTCTTGAGCACGTTGTCGCCGTCGCGCCGCCGACCGTCGGGGAAGTAGCAGCGCACCAGCAGGCCGCACTCGCCGGCGTAGCGCTTGGCGAGGCCGGCCTGCATCATCGCCACCAGACAGGCGCTGCGCACGGCCGACTCGTAACGCCGCGTCGCCGCCGGCGTGTAGACGCGTCCGCCGCGTCCCAAGCGGGGACGCTGCTTGCCCTGGGGGCGGCCGGGGACGGTGAAGGCGAGTCGGGTCACGGCGTCATCTCACGTCGGCGGCCTTGTGCCGTCGAGCAGTCGGTTGAGCGATTTGCAGCGCTCTCTCCGCGTCTCGCCGTTGGCGCCGTGCCAGTAGCCGCAACACGGCATCATCTTCAGATTTGCTGCCGGTGTCAGTGACCACCGCTGCGACGGCATGTAGTCGCAGGCCTGTTCGCCGGCATACCGGCAGTTGCTACAGCTGGGCCATTCCATGCTCATCCGTCCTCTCTTGGAGTCGTCCGTTCGGCGTAGTTCGGCTGTGTCCCGGGGCTCTCCCTTACGGGAGCCCCCGGAACACTCACTTGCCGCGCCCTACTGGTTCCCGGTGGTTCCGGGGGTGGTTCCGAGGCTAAATCGGGGGTGGTTCCGGGTGGTTCCGGCAATTGAGGCTGCCTATGCTCAAAAGGTGGTTCCCGGTGGTTCCGGGGGTGGTTCCCGAGCCCTCTCTCGGCCAGCCTGGCGTCCTCCTCGAGACGCTCTCTGCGCCACCGCAGCGCCGCCACGATCAGCTCCCGGCGGCGGCTTTCGCCGACCTTGACGAGCTCCTTCTGCACGGCGCGCGATGGGGCGTCCAGTGGTACCTCAAGCCGGTCCAGCAGATTGGCCAGCTCCCCCGTTCCGGCGGGCCAGTCGCCGGCTATCGGCACAAAGCGCAGCGGTCCCTCAAACAGGCCGAACTGGACCGTCTCCGGCACCCAGCCCATGCGCGCCTTCTCGCGGCGCAGACGGATCCCGCTCTGGGTCCGCTCCAGGCGCCAGACCACGTCGACGTCGTCACCCTTGCCGGAGGTGCCGCGCTGGCCGCGGTCCTTGTCCTTGCCGGCGTGGTCGAGGCGCATCCAGGTGACGCCGCGCTGTTTGAGGCCGATCCCGGTGCAGCGGTAGAAGGCGCGCACCGTGTCGGCGTCGTTCTCGTCACCCTCGACGGCACGCGAGATCGTGTCGATCACGCAGACCATCGGCAGGTCGGGCAGCTCCGCCTGCAGCGCATCGATCGCGCCTAGTAGGACCTCGGCCCCGGCCGGCGTGTCGAGCGGCGGCAGCGAGGGCAGCAGGGCGTACTTGAGCCGCGACAGGTCGGTGCCCGGCCCGTAGCCCATCGCGTCGAGTCGCTCGTGCAGGTCGGCTTCGGTCATCTCGTAGTCGAGATAGCAGACCGCGGCGCGTCCCTCGGTCGCGATCTGGGCGCACATGTAGGTCGTGAACAGGCTCTTTCCGAGCCCGTGCTTGGCGTAGACTGAGTGGGCCCGGCTCGCGGCCAGCACGTCCTGGAAGAGCCACTCCTCGTCACTGCGCTCGGTCGCCCAGAAGGTCGGCCAGTCGATGTACTCCAGCCACGCGCCGGGCGGGCCGGACGGCGCAGACGTGGCTGCATCCGCCGCCGCCGCCGGCGCCTGCGGTTCGTAGCGGCCGATGCTGCGGGCGATCTTCTCGACCTGGGCCTCCGACAGCGGCGGCCGGCAGCGGGTACGGTTGGCAACCTGCAGGGCGGCCAGGATCTCCTCAGGGCTCATGCCGCGGCGGCGCATCGTGCCGGCCAGGCTGGCCAGGGTGGCGTCGCGCTGGCCCTCGGGGATCAGCTCGGCCGGCGCGTCGCCGGTCGCCGGCGGCGCGAACGCGAGCTGCTCGGCCAGCAGGGCCGGCAGCTTGCGCAGCCGCTCGGGCCCGTGTCCGTCGACGTACTCGTAACCCGGCGAGCCGGCGCCGATCACGTAGCCGCCCTCGGCCCGCGTGTCGATGCCGGGCGCCAGTCTGCCTGCCGTGGAGCCGATCCGCTTGCCGTTGGCGGCGTAATAGACATGCAGGCCGCCGCTTGGCGTCTCCACCAGGACGGTGTCCTCCGCCAGCGGGCCGATCTCCTGCCTCAGCCGGTGCCACTCGTCATAACCCGGCGCGTCTCCCTTGCAGTCGACGTCGACCACCACCAAGCCGCTGGGGCCGGTGGCGATCCCGACCGCCGGGCCGGGGTAGAGGTCGAACAGCATCCGCACGGTCAGCGGGTTCGCGGTCGCGTCCTTGAAGCCGTGCGGGGTCAGCGGCCGCTTGTCGGCCCCGCAGGGGAACACGTGCCAGCCACGCGCGGCGGCGGACAGTGCGGCCTCGAGGGCGGCCTGGTCGGCGCTCACGTCGCCCATCCACTGAGCTGGTGGTAACGCTCGTGGCACTCGCGACAGACAGCGACCAGCTCCCAGAGGAACTCGTGGAAGATGTGGCTGTAGGTCAGATGGTGAACATTGACGGCCGCGCGACTGCGGCAGCCTTCACAGACGCCGCCGGCGCGCTCGATCACCCGGCGGCGCAGCACCGCCCAGCGCGGCGATTGCAGGTAGTCGCGGTACTCGGCCGAGCGCCAGGGTTCGAGCTCAGCACGGCGCCGCTCGAGCTTGCGACGGCGCTCTTCGAGACACGCGGCCTGATAACGCTCCGCCAGCTGCTCGTCGTAGTCCGGCGCCTGCTGCATCTGTTCCTCGCTCAGCTGCCGGCGCGCGATCGCGTTCGAGGCGCGGCCACAGGACAGACACTGGCGCACGTAGTGGACGGTGCCGTTGGAGAAGGTCCGCCGGCGCAGCTCTTCGAGCGGGTGGCAGCAGTCAGGTGACTCGCTCGGCTTGAGGTTCTCGCGAGTGGATGATCCGCTGCCAAGCTGCAGAGATGCTCCGGTCGCGTACGGATTCGCTCTACTTGCTTCGAGCTGCTGCTGAACCTGCACGATCCGCGCGGTCAGGTCGGAGACGGAGTCAGTCATAGGCGACCACCAGGCAGGCTCACGAGCGCAGTCCTCGCAGTCGCGACAGAGCGCGAACTACCCTGCGCCACCACGGCAGTGTGACAAGTTCGAGATTGACGATGTAGCTCTGCGGCGCGCCGCTTGATGTGGTCGTCGATTGCGGCTGCCATTCGTATTTGCTCATTTATCGTCCTCGCCCGGTGCTTCAAACACCGCGACCCAGCCCTTCCCGTCACAGCCGTGACAGCGGCGGGAGACGTTGCCGACGTTCCCCGAGACAGCATGCGCCGTGACGTCGCCGACGTCGATCTCGATCCCACCCAGTGCCTCGATGTCTGGACCGACCGTCCACAAATTGCCGCTGCCTTTGCAGACTGGGCAGAGCTGCGCCCGTCCGGGGCGTTGTTCGTGTCCGGGACAGTGAATGAACACGCGCCGACAACCGGGACAGCTCGGGTATGGACACGTTTGTGGAGCTATGCCACCAATGCAGGCCGTCATTTCTCCTCCTCTGCATGCTCTGAGTCGGATGTGGCTGCGAGGATGCGGAGCGTCTTCTCAAGCAGCTCTATGCGTTTTTCGAGCAGTTCGAGATTGGCGATGGCCAGTTCTTGCTCCAGCGCGGCGATGCGTGGCCGGTAGTGGTCTTTGATGCGCTGCTTCAGGTAGGTCGCCCA